GGCTTTGATGTTGCCTTCAGCTTGGGTCTTGGCGGTGCGGCTTTTTTGTTCAGCATGCCTTCGTCTATCTGTTTTGTCTGTCTTTATACGCTTCCATAATCCCATGGGAGTTATGCTACGTCCTGTGTATTCTGTTAACCATCTAGCTACTTCTGGATATGAAGACTCTTTTAAGTAGTCTTCTGCCATTGATAAGGCTTCTAGTTGTTCGTCTACTGGTTCTAATAAATGTGGGTCGATGCTATTTGCTTCGTATCCCCAAGGTATTGTTGGACCCTTTAGTGTCTTATATCTATTAGTCGGATTCAATTTCTGTGCTGGTGTCATCTGCTTTAGCTGGTAAAATAAATACGCCCATTGGTTTATCTGATGTGACGTTTAACTTCTCTACTTTAGATAATCCTACTCTATCTAATATTTGTTGTGAAGCGGCTAGTCTTTCTCTGTTACCAATAGCTGATGGGTCATCTATGACACCAACCATTGATAATACAGCTTTAGGAGCGTTGACTGCCATCTCTAATTCTGCTCTCTCTATTATATGCTTTCGCACTGAGTTAATAATATGATGTGGGTTAGTTGCTTCTGAGTATCCTGCAATCTTCATAGCCTTAGCGTGATTACCTTTAGCAGGACCAAACAAAGCATCTAAGAATTTATTTTGTAATTCTGTTAATTCTTTATGCACGAGGATTCTTCTTTCTAGCTGTTTTGGTTCTAGCAAAAGAACGATTTTTGCTTTTTGATTTTACAGATAATTTATTCTTTTTGTTATTCATGGGATTACCTGTGGTATGATGTACGTCTTTGCCATCACCTTTAGTGACTAGACCACGTTTCGCCATTATCGCTCGAGCTGCATTCCTTGACGCTCTTCGCTTTTTTTGCTTTGCTTTTCCGTGGTAACTGTCGTACTCTTTTCTGTAGTTTCTTGTCATCTCTTTTTAGATACTCTTTTCCGTTTTCGTCCACTGGGTGATACGGACCACTTAATTGCCGTGGGCTTACCTCCTGTATTTCCTGCGGCTCTTTTCTTAGCGACTGCCGCACTTTTTTGTCCCTTCGACATCCTATCTGCGACTGCCTTGGGGCGACACGCTGGGTATTTCCTCTTAGACTTACTTGCTGATTTACGCCCACAGGGTTTTCCTGTAGCTACATCCCTCCAGTCCTCTTTGAACCATTTACGTAAACCTCCTTTGTACGCCATTAATAAGTACCGCCTCTTTTTTTGTAGGTTCTAACAAGCCAGGCATTTGCATACGCTGATGGATATACCTTAAATTTTCTTTTAGCTTCTGCTTTAACTGATGCATATAATTTTGCATTTTTTGGTTTTGGCGACCCTGATGATTTTTTCTTTGCTGCCATTCGTAAGCTTCCTTTATTTCTTCTATTGTTCTACCACATCCTTTACAGATATCGTCTTCTAGTGTGCAAACACCGATGCATGGGCTTATAATCTTCCTGTCCATTTGCCTACAACCCAAGCTAGTAATCCTGCAAAAAATAATACAAATATAAAAGCTATTCCATAACCCATATATTCCATCAACTCTGCCTGACGTTTCTCTGCCATCTTTTCTTGATAACGTCTGGACTTTCTTGCTTCAGCTTGAAAAGCCTGCCAATCTTGCCATAAGCCAGGTCTGCCTATGTATATCATCATCTTCTTGAGTTCTTCTTCTTTTTCTCTTATTTGCTCAAGAGCCATGAACTCTTCTAAATCAGAACCACCACCTTTAGCTTTTTGTTTATTTGCTTTCTTCTCAAGTTGTTCTTTTGAGAATACAAAGTCAGATATTTGTTTAGCACAACCTGTAAGTTCCTTTCCGTTGGATACGAAACTCTTTATTACACTAAAAGCTGCATTTGCTGCCGCGAGTTCTGCTAACATTATCTTTTCCTTATTGGCTTACAATATGCTGTAATCTGTAGATTAGGTCCTTCCTTTTGTGGTATTGAGGGTTGTCGGTGTAAGCGTTCAGCAAAATACAGACACCTATCTATATCTTCAAAGGTTTGTGTTTGGTCTACTACTCTTATTCCCATCATAAACACTAACACAAACTCAATCATTAATTAACAAAGTCTAGTTCTAACTGTTCCTCTGTTGGTTTTTCTTTATGACATTCGCAGTTACACTCTTCGCAATCGCACTCATAACATTCGCAAGTTTCGCATCTGTCCTTTTTCATTTTCTTTTTTTATACCTTTTTTTCTGGTCTTTCTCTATCTTCTTGAGAGTCTTAGCCTGTGCTGCATGAGTCTTAACTGATTTAGTAAGACCCTTAATAACTTTCTTTAATGGTTTAGTATAATGTGGCATTATTTTTTCTTTCCTTCAGAATACAAATTATTAAAAGTTATTGACGGGTCTAAGTAAGTCTCGTGAGACTCTGCAGAATGTGTATGTTGAGAAGGAATAAAATCAGGTGCCCCTTCTCCAGTTCTCCATAGTGCAGGACTTGTTGCTCTTACTCTGTTATTAGGAAGGGCTACTACGTTACCTGTCCATTTCCCAGCATCAGTTAAATATAAGTACATGAGATTGTTTATGCTGTGAAGGGTCATCTGCAATATCATTATCTGTATAGTCAACTGTAAACAAATACTTACCTTTATGAAACTGATTATCAATCTTGCATAACCACGGAGAAGAGCTGACTCTATCCATAACAACAACACTGTGTGTTCTTGATTCGCAATCCCATGGTTGACACAAATGGTCTTCCATAGGTTCTGCCCATTCTTCTACAGGTATATCTGCGACTAGGGCTTGTATAGGCATCCGTGCCCACATTGCTCCTCCATGAACATTCTCATCAGGACCATCTTCTCTGTCTACTTCGCAACCAGTGAAAACAACTTGGAAGCTTAAAGACCTATCGGGAATTGTGTTTACGGCTATAACCATAGCATGAAGAAAATCTCCATGGTGTCTCTGGTGGTTGCACGTAAACTCCCTTCGTACCCAACACTTAAAATGAGGTACGTTACTTATGAGATACGACATTACTTCTTTTTGATAGCTCCGCCTCTGGCATAGCCTTTGGTCATCTTTGAGCCGCCCATTTTCATTTTACTGATTTTGCCGCCTCTTGCGTATCCTTTAGTCATTTTCTTTTTAGTCGCTTTTTTCTTCATAGCCATGGTTATCTCCTATATTGATATTTCTTTTTTCTTTTGCTTACCTAGCAAATCCATACTTTTGTATGGGGTCTTCTTATTTATGTTATCAGGATGCTTTTCTTTTATACCAAGTCCAAGTCCTAAGAATGAGTCTTTTTTTGCTTTTCTAAATTTTCTTAAATCTTTTGATTTTCTATCGCTTGGTCTCATAGCCTGTTTAAGTGGCATAGAAGACTGTTCTTTTTTAGGTTTTATTACAGGAGTTTTAAATTCATACTTGTCCATGAGTTCGGCTGTAAATGTATCTCGGCTACCTTGTCCTACATCAGGAGCAAACTCGCTCATTCTTTTACCACCTGGAAAGTATTTACCTCCGTCAGGTAATTCAATCATACCTGCTCCTTTTTTTAATCTGGGTACGTTAGTAGGCAGTTCCATTATGTGCTTTGGTTTAATCATATATTTGTCTTTGTCTTCTTTTTTTTATTTATTAAAGAAAAAGGCTGATACTCTTTTCCAGAGTAAGTCTTAATTTTATCTTTTGTAGTTTTAGTGGATAAACCAGGAACATTTGATATCTCTTGTCCTCTAAATCTCGTGGGAAATGCAGGCATGTATTCTTTACCTGTAAATTGTCCTGGGCTACCTTTCTTATCTGCTATAGAGTCCTCTAAATCCTTTGTTATTTTTGAAGCCCCGTCATCATGAAATTTACTTTCTTTCTTTTCCTTAGCTTCTCTCTCAAATCTTTTACGTTTAATCCCATCTAAACTTTGAGCAAACTTTTGAAAACTAGAACCTGTCTTTAATCTAGGGACGTTAGTAGGCAGTTCCATTATGTGCTTTGGCTTCTTCATGATTTCATATTCTTAGTAATAGCTTTTTGTCTAGCTGTTTCATATCCAGACATCTTTCCATCTTTATTAAGGTCTCCAAGCATAGCACCTCTCATTAATCTTGGTACATTAGTTGGTAAATCCATAATTGATTTCTTAGAAGATTTGTTAGGCACTCCCTCATTCTGAAACTTTTTAATAACGTCTGCATCAGACATGCTATCGGGCAAACCCATTTTAAATCTATATGCATCTGCTAGAGACTTCCTACTAGTATCTGGACGCATCTTCATTTTACTTGTATCAATCTTATCATCTTTGCCAATTTTAGCAACAGCTCTTTTAGACTCTGTCATGGACTTTCTGTCTTTAGCTTTTATTATATCTTGGTTGGTAATTCGTTCCATTACACTGGTACTCCTAGTTTAATAATGCGTGCTATCAGCCGCTCCGCTCTCGCAGTTGTCTGCTTATGCCATCTGGAATTTTCCATCTCTTCAGCAGCTTTAATCCAATCTGCATTATTTACTGCAGCAATAAACTTTTTAAATTGACTTAATCTTGGTCTACCCAATTGAAAACACATATTCGCAATTACTAATTGTGCTTCAGAAGGTAAAGTATCAAAGTCAGGAAATATATCTTTGCAATCTCTTAGTGTAGTATCTATATCTTTTGTGAACCAATCGTTAATCTGCTCATGTGAGACTTTAGTACCTATAGGTTGGTCGTAGAACTCTTCATCCCATTCTGTGATAAGGTGTCCTATACCTCCCGTTAAGTGACCTAACGAGCAGTGGTATGTTTCGTACATAACTCCTTCATCATTGGCTATCTCATCTTGTAGTGTAACTAAGTTCATTATTTTTTCCTAAACATCTTTGCCGCTTGTCCGACACCTTTGATTCCGAAGCTTGCACTAATTGCAATATATAATAAGTACTGATACCACTCTGGAAGAGTTGCCAATATTGTAAATCCATGTTCAACATATTCCGTCATCCCTGGAATAAAAACTAGAATGGCTGGAGTAAGTAGCACAACTAACGCGAACTCGTCTTTCCAAGAATCCACTGTAGCATCAGCCATCTTGCCTTCCCATTCGACCTCACCAGCTGCAACTTTCTCTGCAACAGTAGCACGAGCTCTAGCCTCTGCGACTTTAGCTTGTCCTTCAGCCTTTGTTTTCTCAACTTTGTTTTCAAACCATGTGCCAGCTAAATTAGCTATAGGTCCTATTAACGCTGCAAGCACTATATTCTCCCTTGAGACTTATGCAGTAATCTTACGTATCTCATATAACAATTATTACCAATACTGTTAAATAACTTAAATAATCTAAAGTTTAATTCCATTAACACTTCCATCTTCTCCTTGCTTGTCTTAAACGACTATTAGGATTCTTTGCCGCTTTTGGAAACTGTTTCATCTGACCAGCACTTCTAGCACAAAATGACTTTCTTCTCTTTGCTGACTTGCTTCCTGGTTTTACTTTACCAGTGACTGCAGTCTTTAATTTACTTCCAGGGTTATCTCTTCTATACTTAGCCACACCTTTAGCAGTCATACCAGCACCCTTCTTAGTGGGTCGCTTGTGTCCACCCTTTATAGTGTGCCCTTTCATCCCTGCCATTAGATATTCTTCTTATCCGCTCTTTTATCAAAGGGGTCTACACATTTATACTTCATAGCCACGTAGTCAGGCATGTGTTCTGGTAAATCCCTTGCTATCTCATACGCTCTTTGTATACATTGCTTATGAGTCTGGTATGGTCCATACAAATCCTCTAGTGCTTGGCATATGTTTGGATTTGTGGATAAACATACTAATACAAGTGTCTTAAACATTCTTCTTCCTAAAAATAATGGGCGAGACCGACATTAGTATAATCTCGCCCTAAACTTGAGTAACTGCATCGAACCCCGCAGGAATAAGTACAGTATCAAGCTGCTC